ACAGGATCAATCATAAACTGTTACCTCATTTGGATTTACCTTCTGAGGAATACAGTAAGCAGTGCCATAGTCATTAGATTGTGGGTAGCCAAAGCGACGAACTAATTCTTGGGCATACCAGTTACAAATATCTACTCGCCTAAAATAAAGTTCAGACTTTATAGGGACGCGCTCTGCTCCCATGCCGAGATAAAGAACAAGAACAAAAACGTGTACCACATACTCACCCCATCCTACTAAGAATAGTAAGAAGCATAATGATTGTCGCACCAGATGTAGCTATAAGCACAGCCTCAAGTCGCTTGATTCTAGTAAAGACTTCCTTGAATTGGATTCTTACCTCTGTCTGCAAAGCAACCACATCCTTTTCTAGCGCGGAAACACGCTCGTTAATATCCATTAGCTTGGGGCCACCGGAAAGGCTACATCAGGGAACCCGTCCTGTTGTGGTAAGTCACGCAAGGCTTGTCTGTACGTGCGCCATTCGTCGGTTATACGGTCAGCTAATGCCATGTGGTCGGACGCCGCTAGTAATTCGTCACGCCGCTCTCGTACTTGGATTGCAGTTGCAGCCACTGGGTCATCTTGAAAGTCAGGCCAGTTTGACATATCTTCTGCATCATCAAATACTGCGCCGTTACCTGTTGTTTTATTGTACCAAATCTTAGACATGATAAATCCTTATTATTCCTGCTGCGCCAGCACCGCCAGAATTTGAAGCACTTTGTGAACCACCACCGCCACCACCTGGAAATGTTCCTGCAACCCCCTGAGATGCTGTTGCGCCACCATTACCTGCAAATTGTGAACCGCCGTGAAGTTTAGTAGTGTTATAAAAAGCACCGCCGTTGCCGCCACCAAAAATACAATCGTCAGCAGTAGTGTTTCCATACCATTGTTTAGCAGGGGCTAAGTATCTGTGTGACATACCGCTGGGTAATCCAAGATCATTCCAAGTATAAGGGTCAGGTTCTTTAGCAGTGTGTGTGAAATCCGCGTATGAAGTTAAACTTACAGCATTTTTTGTTAATTTCATTACGCTGTTAATCCTTGCCGCTGTTGTGTCATTACTCGTTTGCGGTGTAAAAACATCTGAACCATTTGCGCTATTCAGAGTAAAACTTGACGTGTTTGCAGTTGACGGAGCATTATTATTAGGAGAACTACCAGCTTTGCCAGCGGCTACAACGTAAGTGGCACCGTCAAGTATGCCAGCTTTGCTATATAAAAACATAGACGATCCACCGCTGCCTCCGACAGAATCGCCACCACCACCCCTAGAACTACCTCCACCACCACCACTTAAAATATATACCCACACGTAATCATCGTCTGATAAACTTCCTTTAGAGTATGTTCCAGAAGATGTATAACTAGCCGTTGGTGAGGCCCAATCGCTAGGAAACACAACGTCTGGTGTGCCTGTGCTTATAGTAGCCCAAGTCGCTGTACCCGCTGATGCGTATTGCAGTAGCTGACCCGCTGCACCCGCCGCTGGAACGTGATTGTTGCCGCTGCCTGTTGGGTGAACGTAAGCCGTTGCGCCCGTAGCAATGCCGTCTAGTTTTGTGTGGTCTGCGCCAGTGAATATTGTGCCACCAGCTATGTCTCTTGCTCTAGTCATATCTTAAATTCCTTATGTTTCATAACGGATTACAACAATGCCTGAACCGCCAGCAGCACCAGCATATGCAGGATTAGGGTTATCATAATCACCAGAAGCACCGCCTCCACCGCCTGTGTTTGCTGTGCCAGCTACAGGGGCTTCATCATAATCACCGCCATCACCACCGCCGCCATTACCGCCAGTACCGTGCTGATTAGAACTCTCAATCCCGCCACCGCCACCGCCAGCGTAAAATACACCTGAGCCTGTTCTTAGCGAGTTGCTTAGTCCTACACCGCCATTTCCTGCAATTCCACCGTTTCCATTAGAACCATTCGCACCAGCACCGCCGCCGCCGCCTCCAACATTAGCTATACTACTGCCACCAGCATTACCCTGTCCTGATGTTGCAGAGCCACCTGATCTACCGGAACTCCTAGCTGCCCCCCCTCCAGAACCGCCACTGCCGCCATCTTGAGAGTCATCACCAGCACCAAAACCGCCCCCAATAGCAGTCAAACTAAACACACTACTATTGCTACCCGCTACTCCTTTTCTACCAGCACCAGTTATAGCACCGCCAGCACCACCAGCACCAACTACTACAGAGTATGTTGTACCGCCACTTTTTGAAACCGACCCCGTAAGCAAGCCACCAGCACCACCGCCACCGCCGCCGCCGTTTGCACAACCGCCACCACCGCCACCAGCTACAATTAAATAATCATATGTTTTTGTTGTTGTACTAACAGCAACAAAGTTTGCAGACGATAAAAACGTGTGAACTGTGTAAATACCGTATGTTGTTTTAATCCCGCCTGTTGCATTAAACGATTCAATAGTAGGTGTAGCTCCAACTCCAACAGAAACCCAAATATTGGCATTTGCCGTAGCGTTAGTACAAATAAACGCCTCGCCGCTAGTCGTGTTAATCCACATATGCCCAATTGCTGATGGGTTTGTGAAAACAGTTGGGTTTCCGCTGTTAAGCGTATGAGCAAAACCTACCGCTGGACTAGCCCAACTAGGCGCAGCATCAGAGCCAGCAGATGTTAAAACCTGACCAGCCGTTCCGTAGTTTGCGCCACTAAGCCCAATAGCTTTAGAACTTCCAATTCTTAAAACCTCTGAACCATCAACTTCCCAAGCGTGGGCATTACCAGTAGACCAAGTAAAAGCTTCAGTACTACTATCAGAACTAGGCGGCTTTAAATTGTACGTTCTATTGTTATTAGTGCCACCATCAAATTCAGCTTGAAAATAATACCCATTAATATCGTTTTTATTTACGTGAATACCTGTTGTACCACCTGATCCGTTAGCGTTAATTGCTGCACTGTTAGCTGTCAATGTTCCGCTAACTGTCACACCACCAGCAAACGTCCCGCCCGTTGAGGCCGCTACAGTGTCAGCAACCGTAAACGATTTGAACGCTACAACCGCTAAATGGTCGCCAGCCGCCGCGCCACTAGCCAGCACAATAGACGTACCAGATGTAGCTGTGTAATCGCTGCCGTTGTCCAGCACGATACCATTGAGCGTAACAATTAGATTACCTGCCGCATACGCAAGCGTTGCTGAGTTGTTGTCACTGCCAGAGAACGTAGTCTGTCCAGCCGTAGCTGTGTATTCGTAATCTAGTAAACTTACAGCACCCGCTGATGAAGCGTTAATCCAACTGCCGCCGTCATAAACTTTCATGCCGTTGCTGGTAGAGTTAAAATAAAGCGCACCAGAAACTAACGCATTACCATCATTGTCTACAGACGGTTCACTAGACTTACTGCCGAGGTAACGATCATCAAATGAATCTAACGCAGTAGCCGCTGCCGCCGCAGAGTTGGCTGCTGCCGTTGCAGATGCCGCAGCCGCCGAAGCGTTAGACGCAGCCGCAGACATAGTGCTTGCAACACCAGCAACAGTAGCAATGTTAGATACAACCGTACTTGTTCCTAACAAAGCTAAATCAGCTACAGCCTCAGTTGTCCCAAGCCGACCAATCTCAGTAGCCTTGCCAGCAACAGCACCAATATCAGTAGCATCACCAGCTACAGAAGTTACATTACTTGCTATGCCAGCCACAGTAGAAACATTACTTGCTATGCCAGCTACAGAAGAAATGTTATTTATATTAGTTGTTGTAGCTAAGTCATTAATGTCACTGATAGCATCAGCAGTGCCAATTAAATTAACAGCAGCCGCATTGTTAGCTACAGTTTGAACCGCAGATGTACTTGGGCCAGCCTCAACAGCACCGCTTGTTTCATTAAAAGCAAGAACTTTGCCTTTACGACTATCTACAGCAGGAAGAACCAGCGAAGCAGCAGCATCATAATCAGTAAGCTGCAATGCTCGACCAGCAGTATCTTTAAGATCAGCAGCTATAGCAGTAAGAGTATCAAGCTGTGTATTTAAAGCAGCCCTGTTTATATCAGCACCAGCAGTAAAATCAGTAACGCGCTCAATGCTAATAGACCTAGAGATTACAAC